GATATAAATCATTTTACTAATTTTGAAAATATTATTTTTTTATTATATGAATCACAATTAACATGTTGCTATTGTCATAAAGAAATTTATATTTTATATAAACAAGTTAGGGAAATGTCTCAATGGACATTAGATAGAATAGATAATAATTTTGGACATAATATTGGAAATTTAGTTATTTCTTGTTTAAAATGTAATCTGAAAAGAAGAAGAATTAATAAAAATTCTTTTATGATAACAAAAAATATGGTTGTCAGTAGAGAAAATTATAATTTTGAACAAGCTGACATTGATGAAATTGATTTTCAATTTGATGAAACACAAACAAGAATTATTCATATTGAGGAAGAAAAAAAATAAATTTTTATTTATACTTTTGAAAAAAATATATTTTTATTTATTATTTATACTTTTGTAAAAAATATATTTTTTATTCATTATTTATTTATACTTTTGTAAAAAAATATATTTTTTATTCATTATTTATTTATACTTTTGTAAAAAATATATTTTTTATTTGATTTGTTATTTTCATACTTTTTTTTGCCATAGTCTTTTTAAAGCATGATTAAAAAAACTATAATTGAAAATATAATTTTGTGGAAATGGTCAAATGGAGAAAAATATGAAAAAACTTTAAACAAAGAAAAAAAAATAATAAATGATGTTTTATTTTATAGAGAAAGCAAACGAGAAAATATTGATACAAAATTATCAGGAAGAGAAATGGTGACACAAATTGGACTTAATCCATTTTTTCAAAATTCATATGAAAATGACATTGAAAATTATGATAATTATATGAAAGTAAAAAAACAAAATATATTTTATTTTTTTGTCATACTTTTTTAAAATATATTTTATTTTTGTCATACTTTTTTAAAATATATTTTATTTTTGTCATACTTTTTTAAAATATATTTTATTTTTGTCATACTTTTCTTAAAAGTATGTTTATAGTGATTTAACACACATAGTATATAATAATCGGCTGACAAAATAACCAATAAAAATAGACAATAATGTATTAAACATGCCAAGCCACATTCCTGCTTTAATTTTTTTTGATTTAATTACTAACATAACAAATGATAAAAAAGTGAGAACAAATATAACAGCACTAATAACTGCTAAAAAATAATAATACAAGCAATATTCTTTTGAAAGAGGACCAAAAAAATAGTTCATTAAATCGTTCATAATTATATTATTATTGGATATTTTATTTTTTTATTTTGTCATTTTTTATTTTTATTATTTTTATTTTTATTATTTTTTATTTTATTATACTTTTCTTAAAAGTATAAAAAGTATATTTTGTATAAAAAGTATTTAAAAAAATAATTCAATTAAAATTAAATGAATATAAAGACAAATTCAACGCAGAATAATCTTTTGCTAAAAAACTTGATGAAATTTTATCAAACTGACATTGATGGTGTATATAATCCCGAAAATAATTTTGATAAGATGTTAAAAATTATTACGGGCGATTCTAAAATTTCTTTAAGAATTATTGATTGGTTTACAACTAATTATGCTAAAAAAAATTTTACAATTTATATGCTAAATGGACAAAGATTCAAGGTTTATGATGATTATAAATTAAAATTAAAAGCATATTCTAAAAAAAGATTTGACCCATTTTGTCGATATCAGAAAATTAGTATTCCATATAGAGAAGGAAAATTTATTGAAACAACAATTGGACAACTAAATTTCTTTAAATGGTCGATTGAAAATAAAATAGTTGATTATATTGAAGAACATTATGATATTATTGAAAAGGATATGAATAGTCGTAATAGTGCTTCTAAACGAAAGGAAATGATGAATAAGGCAATAGCGGAACAACAAAATAATGTATCATTAGATGAAAATCAACAACCAATTAATACAAATATTGCATGTAAAACACGAAAGAAACGCGAAGAATTGTCAGTCTCGGCAACAAAGAGCATTAAAAAGGAACGTATAGAAATTGTGGTACAATTTAATTAAAAAATATAATTTATTATACCATACTCCATCCATATGTTGATGAACCAATTTGAATGGCAGTAAATATATGAGAATTATATTGTGCTAATATTCTTGGAGAAACTGAATTTGGAGAAATTGATGAATATATTGGGTAACTTGAAGAAGATACTATTAAATTGTTAGCATTTACATTTGTTATTAAAAATTGAAGACCAACATTATTATTAGTTATAGAAGGTAATGTACATGTGGCTGATGAACCGTTAAATGTGTGAGAATAACTTGAATTTTCAGTCAAAGTTTGTGTAGATGTATAATATTTTGTTGAATATTTAACGGAACCATTTTTAACCGTTAAATTTCCAGAAATATTGACATTTGAATTAAAACTAGCATCAAGTAAAACATTTAATTTTCCTGGTATTTTTGTCGTTTCAGTATCCCTTCCAATAACTATTGTATTACTAGTATCTACTTTTACTTCAAAACCAATTGCTATTGAATTATCGATATTTCCAGAAGCATCTGTATTATCTCCAATTAATGTATTGTTACTTCCCTTAGAATAAAATCCACTACTAGTTCCGATAAATGTATTATTATTACCAGATAGATTATTAAATCCTGATCCATCACCCATAAAACAATTATTTGAACCAGTTGTAGTATTGGAACCAGATGCTTTTCCAATAAAAGTATTAGACCCACCACTTGTGATAGCTTGTCCTGAGTAATATCCTAAAGCTGTATTATCATTACCTGAAGTCAAACTTCGTAAACAATAAGAACCAACTCCAACATTATCATTGGTTTTTGCATTTCGTCCGCTATGATATCCAACAAATGTATTAAAATTTCCTGACACATCACTAAATCCACTTTCATATCCAATAAAAGTATTATGAGAACAATCAGTATTTAAAGTTGATCCGGCATTTTTTCCAAATACTGTATTTGTAGAATTATTATTATTTCCTCGTCCAATTCTAATATTTTGTACATAAGAATCCGAGTTTAACACATTTAATGTACCTGATACGTCAACTTTTGAATTAAAACTCGCATCACCACCAACTAATAAATCATTATTAAATGAAACATTGTCAGAAACATCTAACGTTCCTAATATTTGAATATTTTGTAAAAATGGATTTCCATTCTGCGTTGTTAAGTTAGATTTCACATTTAATTGATTTCCAACTAATTCTAATCCATTTCCTAACGAAAATTGCAATGTTGTTAATAATTCATATTTTAAAGGATCTGTTCCAACTACAGCTGGGTCCGATGTCTGTTTAAATAATCCGCCTTTATTTAAATCTCCACCTTTAATAAAAGTTGTTTGTCCTAATACTGGATCTCCACCAATGGAACAATCACTTGCTCTTGTAAAACTAGAATCAAAATTACTATTATAATGATAAACATAAATTCCATTAAAACTACTAGAAGTACTATCATTTGTTTTCCAATCTATGGGTTGTGGTTGTTGACATCTAACTAACACTCTGCTTCCATCAAGAAATTGATTCACTTGTGTTCCATCAATATCTGAAGTTGATGTAGGATTAGTTAAATCAATATTATCAGTTGTAGCATACTGACAAGGACTTGTCAAAACAATTCCTGTTGATGCAAATAATTGTACGTATCCTTGTGTCGCTATCTTATTTGAAGAATTTAAATCAGTTAAGTATCCTGTTCCTTGTATAAGAACATCATCACTACCTTTGCCAATTGTTATACCATCAGACATTTGCATGCTAACATCACAACCTATAGCTGTTGAATTTGTACAATTAAATGGATTAGATGTATTTGCTCCCAAAAAAATATTTTTATAATTTATAGTAGAACCAACACCAGCATTATTTCCTAAAAATATATTTTCACTTCCATCAATATTTTTAAATCCAGCATAACTTCCAATAAAAATATTTTTTTCTCCTGTTATATTTTCATAACCAGCTTGAACACCAACAGCAACATTTTCTTTTCCAGTTAAATTATTTTCCATAGCATTAGAACCAACAGCAGTATTAGAATTAGCTTTATTTTTTAATAATGTAGCAGTTCCTAACGCTGTATTATAACTTCCACTGACATCTGACAAATGTGCATTTGTGCCAACAGCTACATTGCTAATACCACTAATGTTAGACATATTGGCATATGCGCCTAAACTTGTATTCCACGAAATGTCAGTATCACGAGAAGAACAAATACCAAATGCTGAATTATTTGACCCTTTAACATTTTTTTGAAGTGCTCCATCTCCATATTTTGTATTTCCAACACTCATTTAATATATAATTATACATTTGATAAAAGTATGCGAAAATAAATTTATAATATAAAAATTAATTTAAAAACAATTTATCATTAATTATAAATAATAACTAGGGACTAGTTAAAATGATTTCAACTAATATTGAAGAAAATTTGACTACATTATTAAATGAAAAACAAATTGCTAAATATGCTGATAATACTTGTCCTCGTGAAATTGCTACATGTCAAATGGAAAAATTATTTTCTGAATTAAAACAAGAAAATGCTGAGTTTCAATTAGGTTTGTCAGAGTATATGGTTATATTTAATATTTCTGATGAAAACACATCAAAAATAATTCGAGCAATTCAAGAAGACCAATTATTAAAAACTAAGCTTAAACTACAGCAAAAAAATAGACTAATTACACTAAAAAGTTTTTGGGAAGTTTGGAATGTGAATAGTGCATTTCGTAATGAAATTATTAATTCATCTGACCCAAATGAAGAAAAATGGAAATTATCCCGTAAATATGGTTATAAATTAGCAACGACATTTATGCCTTCTTATGCCAAGGCAGTTTATGAATATTTTGGTTCTCCTAAAATTGTTCTTGATCCTTGTAGTGGATGGGGTGATAGATTATTAGGAGCAGAAGTTGCTGGTGTTCAGCAATATATTGGTTTTGACCCAAATACAAATTTAAGACCTGGATATGCCGATGTAATGTCATTATGTGGTCATCAACCTTGTGAATTGTCATCTGATTATATTGGGTTTAGTAATTCATACAAAATTTATTCATCACCATTTGAGGTAGGGGCGCCATCATTAGAAGATAATTCGGTAGATTTCATATTTACATCACCTCCATTTTTTGATTATGAAATTTATTCTGACGCTAATCCAAGATATAGAGATTGGATTAAAGGATTTTATGAACCATTGTTTAAGCAGTGTTCGCGTATTGTAAAGCCAAATTGTTATGTGTGTATTTATATTAGTGATACAAGTGCTGGGGAAATTGATAAATTTATACAAGAAGAAGTGTCAAAATTCACGAAATTAGTTTTACAACAAAAACATATTGGATTTCGTGGATTGTGGTCAAATGTGGTGAGAAAAATTTGGGTTTTTAAAAAAATCTGAATAAAATATAATTTAAATAAATAAATAAAATAAAAATTATGTCAAGTTTTTATTTTATTAATAATTATAAATTCAAATACTTTTTCTATATTCATAAACTTTTTCTCTCAAACTTAAATATTTATTATATTCTTCTTCGTGTAATTCAAATGGATGAATTTTTACATTTCCTGTTGATATATTTTCTACTATTTTTTTTGTTATTTTGGTAGATTTATTATTTTGTATCATGATATTATATATTTTAATTGTTCGCCATCCTTCTAAAACGCGTTCAAAAATATATATTATTTCTTCCGGAGTTGCCTTTCTATTTTCTATATATTTATTTTTTTTATTGTCAATTCGTTGATTCACTGTTTTATATTAATTCAAATACTTTTAAATTTGTTTGTAAAAGTATTTGAATTAATAATATTTAAAAAATAAATAAAAAATAAATTTAACACATACATAATTTTTCGCCATGTTCTTTATAATAGTAATCATTGTATAAAATATTAGTTGTTAATGCTTTTCTCAATGTTTTATCACTCATCGTCATTTCTCTTTGACAATCATATTTACACTTAAATTCTTTTATTAAAATATTATTTTCATCATATTGTCCAACTCCATTTTTGTATAATATTGGTTCTCCATATTTTTCTTCAAAATTAGATGTTAATTCTTCATTGCATTTTTCATAAAGTATGTAATAATTTCCCTTACTGATAGTTTCATTTTTTACTGGATTATCTAACGCAGAAGAACTTTGATAATTATTTAATATTGCAGCAGTTTTTCTATCTAAATAAACATTTAAAATTTCACTTTTATCAGAATTTAATTTAGCAACGTATCCTAAATTTTGTTGTTGAATTTGTTTGGTTGGTTGAATTGAATGTATTATATTTGGGTCTAAGTTTCTCTCAACTAATAACCAACGAAATCCACGATAAATTGTGTTTTTATTTATTGCTTTTGTTATACTTGGTCTTTTTATAGTTTTATCTTCATTCATTGCTTCTGTAACACATTCATAAACTTTAATTAATTGTAATGTTTCTGGATTAATTTTTTGAAGACGTGGTCCCAAATGTGGCATTTGTTGGCCAAATCCAGTAACTAATTTAGTTTCTTTTTTTGTGGAAGAAGGTTCAGTTTCTTTAATTTCTTTTGTAGAATTATTTTCTATAAATTTATTTTCAATTAAAATTTTTACAGTATTTTCTAAAGAAATTACTCTCTCATTTAATTGTTTGTTAGTTTGAATTAATTCTACTAATAATTCACCATCAATATTAGCCAATTGATAATCTCTTTTTAATTTCAATAATTCATTTTCTAATAACAATTCTCTAACTGTATAATTATAATTATCAATATTATCATCAATAATTTTTAAAACCATTTGATATGTTAAATTTTGACCAATTAAGAATAATTCATTTTCTCTTTCATGATTTTCTAAATTTTTAACTTTATTTGGACGAATTGTTGAATGATGATGTAGGAAATGTTCAAATTGTTTAGATTTTTCTACTTGAAAACAATTCAACAATAAACATTCATCATAACTACTTCTATGATCAGAATATCTTCTTCTTATTCCTTGTCTTGATTCACCAATTTTAATTATATATGTTCCATCTTCAAATGTTTTAACTTTGATTATATAAATTATACTTCCAATGTTGGCGAATTTATCTAACAAAACTCTTTCGTTTTCTAATTCTTTATGTTCATTTATTTTTTCTTCCATTTCAATATTTTTTGCTGTTTCTATTTCATCTTTTTGATTTTCCAGTTTCTTTTGTAAATTATAAGAACCATTTAATCTTATTTCTTTAACTACATCACAAATCCAATTTTGTAAATTTTCAGCAATTGATTTTCTAGATTTAAATAACACTTTATATAATCCTTTTTCTGTTAAGAAAGTAACATTTTGAGGACCACTGTGTGTATTTGTAATACGTAAAACTTTTTCTGTGTCATCAAAATGCTGAATACTTGTTCTAATATTAGTCATTTCAAGAATTTCACCAATAATGCTAGCTCTAAATAATGGTTCATTTCCATTGAATGTTGAGTTATCTTCAATTAGCGATTTAATTACTTCCATGATGTATATGTTTATAATACATCTTATCTTTAAATTATTTATTCAATTTTTATTTATGATTAGAACATTTACACCCTTGAAGATTTAAAATTAGACAAAATTATGAAGTACTATAATCAATAATGTAATAACTATCATGAAATTCAAAAATGGCCAAAATAAAATTTCCATTATCTTTAATAATTTTATAATTTATTATATCAAAATATTTATAACCAAAAATAAATTGGAACATTAATTTATAGAGATTTATTTGTTCATATGATATATCTAAAACTAAATTATTTTCAATAACTATTTTATTTTCATATTTACAATCTACGTTGGAATATGTTCTTATTTCTAATCCTAATAATATGCACATTTGTTTAAATGTTTTAGGAATAAATGATTTATTTTGATTGTTTTGTTTTTTTATTTTTTCGTATTCAAATTGTATGTTAAAACATATTCCATTTTTGACTAATTCTAAATGTATATTTCTGAGTAAATAATTATTGATGTTAATTATATTTGATTCAAAAAATTTATTCATTAATTCTCCAATAAAATTATTCGGTTTATCTACTTTATGTATTGAGAGTTGATAATCTCCATAACCTGCTAATTTAATAAAAATTGTTTTTTCTGTTTTTTCTGTTTTTTCTATTTTAATATTTTCTAAACTAAAAATACTATTATTATGATTAGACGCATCTGTATAATAAACTGTATCGTAACCAAAACTATCTGAATAATTTATATAATTATACAATTCATTTATATATTCATCAATTATATTATCATCACTTATAAAATTATCATTGTCACTTGTGTCTATCATTTTATAAAATGAATAGTATATTTTTAAGTTAGTTTTGTCTCATTTTAAATATTCAAAGGTGTAAATGAGAATAATATATTTTTTAATAAAAATATATTATTTTTTATAATTTTTGTAAAATAATTGTAACGAGTATAATAACTTAATTTGAATAAGCACTCTAATTCCCAATAGTTTCCCATTAGGGAGGACTGTATCTTAAGCCAGCTCAGATTGATTAGATCTTCTACACTGACCCATATCCGTTCAGTCTCTGACGCCCTACCATTTCCTATCATAGCGGATTTAGGTAGTAAGCATGCGGATTGCCCAATCTTTTTCATTATTACCATACCCAAGTTTATTACTCTTGGCCAGATAATTCTTTCGATATTATCCTTGGTAGAAAAAGCTTTAAGGGTTTCCCCGAACAACAAGATATGTTGCGATAATCTTTTATAATTATCACTAGCAGTTAGCTTTTTTATACGACAGCATAAATGGTTTTCCACAGCAAGAGGTCGTTTTGCTATGGCATACTGCTTTTCGGCCCTGGTTAAACAAATTCTTAAATTTGCTTCGTTAAGGCCACCCATTCCTGACATAATTCTTAGCCATTATGTCTCCAACAAGTTTCCCTATTGGATTGGACTGTATCTTAAGCCGACTCAGATTGATTAGATCTTCATAGTCGACCAACATCCGTTCAGTCTCTGACGCCCTACCATTTCCTATCATAGCGGATTTAGGTAGTAAGCATGCGGATTGCCCAATCTTTTCAACTATTACCGTACCAGAGTTTAATCTCTGCCACATAATTCTTTCGAAATTATGCTTGGTGTGAAAAGCTGTAAGGGGTTCCCCGAACAACAAGATGTTTTGCAAAATCAATGTTTTAAATGATTTCACTAGCTGTTGACATAATTTGTGAGTGTCTAAACATTTTTTCCAAAACCATTTCTCACTTAGTTTTGGTGTACAGCTTTTCAACGCACTAAGAATTTTTACGTTGTAATTGGTGGCATACACTCTCACCTTAGCAGTTTTTGTTCCTTCAACTGTAGCATTTGAGAGCACAAGTTGGAGTGTAGCGTTATCAATTCGAGAGAAATTGCATGTCCCACTTGGCTGGTGCTCTTCGGGTCTCAATGCGAAGGAATACACGTTAATACCTTCATCTGGGCAACGAGTGTGTGCTTGATAAGGTTGAACCCACGAGAAATAAGAACCTTCACGCTCAGAGAAGCGATCTTGTCCATTCAATTGCAACTTGGCAGTGACAACTGGATTTTGTCCCCAACAATGTAGATCCAAAGAGGTTTCAGCGAGGACAAATGTGCCAGCATCAGAGACAGTGGCATTTTGATTGTGTCCGGCGGCAGATAAATCTTTGAGTTGCTCCAAAATGGTGGCAGAAAGATCTCCATCAACGGCAGGAACAGCTGGACCGCCAAAATTAACTTCATTGTATGGTTCTCCGCCACTATGCCAGTATCCAGTGAAACCATCTGGAATATCATAATCCAAAGCACCAGCATCTTGGAATAATCCACGAGCGTCGATGTATGAACGACTATCAGCAGCAATAGAAGCAGGACCTCCGAAAGCATGGATAGCATTAGGAAGAGCATCGATAGCATCAGTGTAGTTAAAAGGTTGAGCACCCAAGATTTTGAATAACAAAGCATCACAAACAAGGGAAGAACAATAATCAACGTTTTGATCTGGTTGAACAACCCAAACTAATTCCTTAACAGGGTGATTAAAGTTCAATTTAATCTTATTGGAAGATGAACCGACAGATTCATCACCGGTGAATTGAAGTTGAGTAATCAAGTACTCGTGAGGATTTTGTGCGAATCTTCGGCGTTCATCAGTATCAAGGAAAACGTAGTCAACATACAAAGAAGCAGCAACCAAAGATTGATTGTAGGCAATGGCAGCAGGAACTGGACGACCTGGAGCATATTGGTTAGCTTTGTAAGCAGCGGAAGCAGCTTGACCATTGACAATGCCACCAGTTGGAGCTTCAAGAGAATTGCAACTCAAAGTAGTAACAGCCCATAAGCATTCATCAATTGGGCGAATATCTAAATTAATCTTAACTTCGTGATACTGCACATCACGATTTACCCCATCTTTCGATGTATTTATATTTCTGGGAATAGACTATATCTTAAGCCTCATCAAATTGATTAAATTATCATTTGAGACCCAAAACCGTTTAGTCGTTGAACCTTCCACATATCCTATCATAATGGAGTTAGTGGCTTGGCTGCGGATTATCTATTTCATTCATCATTACTGATGAAATCATATGTGGCATTTTTACCATATCTGAGGTTTTTATTCTCAGCCACTGCAAACTTTCGCTCACAGCTTGGTAGCCAATAAATTTTTTATTAGTAGCATTAAATCTAAAAACTGATATAAAATTATTAAAGTAATCATGTAGTAAAATATTGTTAGATTTTGACATATTATTTTTACTTTCAAGAGGTTGTAAGTTAGTCCAATGATAACATATTTTTATGTCATTTGGATTAGTAAAATCAAATTTAGATATAGGTAAAATATGATCTATATGCCATTCAGAACCCATGTTCTTCCAATTCATATTATCATTAAACCTATATTCTAACCATTTTTTAAAAAAATCTACATCACAGCCTAAAAAATTTGAATATTTATTTCTTTTAATTTCTCTGTTAAATTTACTTCGAAGTATTTCAGATATTTTAAAATTTAAATCTGTTTTTCTTCTAATTTTTATTTTTTCTTTTCGTATTTCTAAATATTCTTCATTTTTTATTTTAATATGTTCTTTAATTTCGGGACGTTGTCTATATTCTTTTCTTTGTTTTAATATTTTTTCTCTATTTGTTTCATTATATTTTTTACATTGGTTTAAAATTTTATGTTTATTTTCTTCATAATATTCTTTATTTTTTTCTTTTATTTTTTGTTTATTTTCTTGATTATATTTTTTTCTACATGTTTTACATTCATATTTTAAACCATCGGGAGAAGATTTTAATTTACCGAAATTATCTAAACTTTGTTCTATTTTACATTTATAACAAGATTTAAGCATTATAATTATTATAGTTTTATCTTTATTTTGTTTTGCTACTAAATTAAATTTATTTTTTACATCTTTAAGAACTTCCCGCAATTTGGTCTTGTTGCTACTTGCTAGTTAATAGCAAGCAACTAGCATCTGAGATTTATTCAAACTCTCAAACAGATTTTCCCTAAAACAGAGGTTTGATGTTTTAGGCTGGATGCTTTTCTGCCCTGCAGTTTTTAAGGCAATTAATGGAAGAGCTAATCCTGGATTGCAACAAAACCAGAATTGAAGTGGAATGTAAAGAGTGGTTTCTGGAAGAGCATTACGAGGTGCGCAAACTTGACGAGGAGCTTGAGAGTCACAGGGTCCGTCGACGTCAGAGAAAGATGGATCAGTGATAAAAGTTAATTGAGTAGTATTACCAATCATCTTGAAATATCCTCGTTGTTGTTCAGCAGTCATGGTAAGTTGGTTCCAAATGTGCATCCAATCACCATATTGACGGTCAATTCTTTGACCACCAATTTCAACTTCAACTTGGGCAATCAATTGTTCTCCAGGAAAATCCAACCAACGAGCATAGACACCAGATCCAGTGCCAGTTGAGAAGGAAGCGTTACCCATAAGTTGGTTAATTTCTGGAAGGGTAACTTGTAAATAAGTTCTGTAAGCCAAATCACCATTTCGGCTAATTGTGCATTGAACACGACGTCCAAAATCGGCTTGACCATTGAAGGTTTGTTCAATGGATTCAATAGCAAAGTTGGTTGGTCTACGATAAGTGACCTTCCAAAAAGTAATTTGAGGATTTCCTGTACATTTCCTCTACCTCATCTTTCAATAAGGAGTAGACTATATCTTAAAGAAAATTAACATTAATTTATAATTTACTTTGAACTAATTCCATATTTAATGCTAATTCTCTCGAAAACCATTTAGTCGTTGAACCTTCTTCTTTAAATATTTCTATTCTTTCTAAAATATAATTTATTTGATTCATGTCTATATTTTTCTTTTTAGAATTAAAATTTATTTGAACTGGCATCATATTTGTCCAGTTCCAACATTTTAATTTTTCATTTTCATCAGTTAAATCAAATTTACATACAGGTATAATATGATCTATTGACCAATAAGAACCATAATTATCCCAATTCATTTCTTCTGTAAAATTAAATTCAAACCATTCACGTAAATACTGAATATTACAACCAATATAATTCATTGTTGTATCATTTTTTTCCAAAACATTTCTTAATCGTGAAGCTAATGATTTCTTAATACGATAATTCATATTCGTATTACTTTCTTTTCTACACCATTCAGTTTTTTGCTCTCTTAAAAATGTTGGATAACAAGATAAACATATTTTTTTTTTATAATATTTTTTTAACTTGGCAAATTCTTTTAAAGGTTTATCTTCATCACATTTTTCGCATTTAGCTAAAATTGTTTCAGATTTAATTCGTCTATTATTAATTTTGCGTATTTTATCACGGTCATTTAAACAAGATTTACAAGTTGGTGAATATCTGGTTTCATTATATTTTCTATAAAAATTTAATTGTTTTTCAATATTGCAAACTTTACACATTTTTGTTTGTTCCATGTTATTTTATATCTGTATGCAAAATTATATTTATATTTATACTTATTATATTTAAAGAAGCTTGGATGCTCATTGCCCATTTCAAATAAAATAAATAATTTTATCATCATCTTATTCATTTTTACTATACCCAAGGTTTTTATCTTGGCCACAATTTCCTCACGAAAATTGCTTAGTAGAATAAGCTTTAGGGGTTTCAAGCAGTTTGATTTTCTCACCAGGGGTTTTCAAATTGAAAATAAAAAGTATTTCAATTTCCCTAATTAACGTTAGTGGTACATAAAAATATGTGTCCACAAAGGGCTTTATGAATATCTTATTGGTTCGATATTCCCCAACGTTTTTCTACCCTACAGGTTTTTAAGGTAAACGTCCTGCAAAGACATCCAGACCATTTATGGTCTGGTTAGAATACACCTTAAGAATTTTCAAGTGTGGCTAGCACTTTCATTAAATCCCGACTACCGTCTACTCGTTGAACGGTCATCTTATTTCTGCCTTTACAAAATAAGATGCTTCGCTGCGGATTATCCAATCTTTAACGTTTTTACTATGCCATCAGTCTTTCTCTGACGGTATTATATATGTCACCATATATAAGAAGTAGTTAAAGCTCTAAGGAACTCCCCGCAATTTGGCAGTCTTGCGAAATTTATATTGCAACATATAAATAAAATAAATTACAAAATAAATTTCACTAGCGAGTTATATATAATTGATTTAATCAATTACCGTACATTTACACTGTTAACCTATCATGGATATATACGGAACCATAATAGCAGCTCACTGTTGATGCCCAGAGACGTTAAGCACCATAAGCGACTAATTGCATAAGTCCACCACCCATTTTATATACTATTGCTAAAGAAAAAAAAATGAGAAAAAAACGAAATAATTAAATTATTTAATTAAATTAATTATAAAAATTTTTTTATATTTTACGAAAAAATATTATTTATATTTGAGTTATCTTTAATAAATGATGCTAAATAATCTTCGCTAAAAATTTCTCTTTTTCCTTCGTGATTTTTTAAAAAAATATATTTTTTATTTTTTTTCTTAATCATCCAACCATTTTCTAAAGCATTATATATAAAAATCATTTTATGTAATTTTTTTGGATTGATATTTAAATCTACATTATTTATTTTAAGTTGTACATCCATAATCTTACTAAAATAAATTATTATTAATTATTTAATCCTTTAACGAAAAAATAATTATTTTTTTAAATTTTCTTCCTGCTCTTCTTGCTCTTGATTTGAAATAGTATTCCAATCAATTTCTATATCTTCGCCATATAATATTTCGCTAAATGAATCATTCGATGAAATACTTAATTCAATTTCTATGTCATCTTTATTTTCATCTATACATTCATTTTTATCAATATATTCAATTTCATCTTCATCTTTATCAATATATTCAATTTCATCTTCATTTTCATTGATATTTAAAGTTTTTTCCAAAATAATTTCTTCTAAACTTTCTTGTAAAAAAATTTCTTCAAATATTTCAAATGATTTGGTCATTTCATTAATGTTTAATAATATATCTTCATCCTTAGGGGTTACATTTATCCAATCATTATTTTTTACACAATATGCCTCCCAAACATTATATCCTCCATATCTTTCCCAAAATTTTTTTATGTCATCTATAAACTCAAATTTTGTCGAACAAGAATTATTTATTATATATTCACTAACTTCATTTAATAAATATTGTTCCAATAATTCTTCATTAATTATTCCTCTATGATTATATATACAACTATAACTAATATATGTTATTAAATATGCTACTTTATTAGTAGTCATTTTAATAACATATCACAAAATATTTAAATTAATGTTGATGGAGGTAAATTTAACCATTTTTTATCAAGATCAGTCATAATATTTTTATAATTTGTAACTCTTTTTTCAATGTCACTATATCCTTCTCTTTGAACAACAGTTGGAGGAATAATTAAATACCAATTATCAAATTTTTGCAAACAGAACCAATATTTATCTATAGCAAAATAATAATGCATCAAAGGATTTTTAATTAATTTTTCTAATCCTTCTTTTATATTATCTCGCAATGTTCTTAAATAATGTCCATTGACTAAATATCCTGTCGTTGTTTGACAACTTGTAACACGAATACATGTTTCATCAATAGGAATATATGGAGGTACGTTATTTCCAGAAAATATAATTACATCCCAATTATTTCCATGCAATTCTAAAAATTTATTAAAATTTGTTTTAAATGTTTCAGGTTCTAAAAATTGTATATCATCTTCTAAAATAAGCAAATGAGAATAATTTTTTTCAATAGCGTTATTTAATAATCTTAAATGGCTCATAGTACATCCTATTGCACCATTATTATTGACGATAGCATTAAATCTTTGAGCATTAATTCCCATAATAGATAATTCATGTTCAACCTGTTCTCTTCTATCAGTTCGATGTTCTAAATTAATATAAAATGCGTTACTAATATCTGACAAATTAGTTAACATATATTATTTAAAAGTATTTGAATTCTTTTTATATATAAAAATGTATATAAATATTTTATAATATAATTTTTAATAAATTATAAAAAATAAAATTCAAATACTTTTTAATAAACTCCACCAAGTCTTACATTTGCTGATATACCAACTTGTCTACTTGGTGCTATATATTGTGAATATTCTGGTGAATATTTATTCATTCCTGGTGGAATAATTCTTTTATTAGATTGATTAAGTCGCTGTTGTTCATTTATTTTTTTTATTTGTAATAAATTATATTTATTTTTAACAGATTGAAGAACAACATCAAAATTATTTTTTTTATTATTTTTATTATTTTTATTATTTTTTCCATTTTGGTTTATTTCTTTTTCTTTTTCTTGTTCTTGTTCTTTTTCTAAATAATTATTTTTTTCATTGATTGTTGAGAATTGATTTGATGATTTTAAATTATGTTGTATAATTTCTTCTGTTTTGTCATATCCATATTTTTGAACCATTAATTTTTTATCATTAGCTGTTGGATAATAAGGTATATTTGACCAATCATTAGTTATATGATTCACAACCTTTGTTTTAATTCGGCTTGGATGTAAAATTTGTCTTGGAGGTTCTCTTAAATCGTAACTATGATAATTATCATGTTCAAATCTTACACCAGTTAAGAAATTTTTAATATTAATAAAAAATATATTTTTTGAATTTATATTTGTATTTAAATGTAAATTATCTATCGCATTATTTGATTCATGGTCGATTGTATATTTTAGTCCATGAATTGTAGAAATTCCATCAATTCCATTATCATGTGTTGCTCTATAAGGGTCTTTTTGATTTATAATTCTAGAAACACCATCAAACAAATGAATTATATTTTGATTTCCAATTTTATAAAAATGACTTCTATCGATTAAAATATTATATTTTTCGCATCTTTTTTGTAAAACATTATCTTCCATTCCCCATCCCCAAAAATTTGGATATCCATTAGTTTTTTCTAAATCTTCGCCAGTTATTGAAACAATTCCCCCTAAAGCATAAGTAAATCCATAAAAATGTTTTACAATGCCAGGAACTGTTTGATAGTCAAATAAATAAGTAAATGGAATTGTATCAATATCATTAAATACAAAAGTAATATGTCTATAATGTTCAGGATATTTATTTTTTACAGCAATAAATCCAATATTTTTTGTAGCTCCACGATTAAAAGAACGAATGTCACATTGATGAGAAAAATATATTTCATATTTTAAATTTTCTGGTAAAATAGAAGTTAAATAAGTTAAAAAAAACATTTTATGTTGATGACGATTTCGATATGGAACAATAAAAACAACAGATGGAACCATTTCTATATTTATTTCATCTAAAGACATACTTAGTATAAAATAAAAAGTATTTTAATTTTTAGATTTAAATTTATTATACTTTTAACAAAAGTATATAAAAATTAATTTATAATTTAATACATATTAATGTTTTTTTTTCAAAATATATATACTC